GTTTTGTTGGTTCAAAACCAAACAGGTTTGAACAACCTATTTAAGTTGGTATCGGAATCTTACAAAGCTGAGAACTTTTATCGATATCCCCGTATCGACTATGCGCTTCTTAAGAAATACAATGAAGGTATCATTGCTGCCTCTGCTTGTCTTGGCGGGGTGTACGCTGGAAGCTATTGGGAAAACCGAGAAGATGGTGATGAGGCAGTGCTCGACGCTATGCGTGAGTCCACAGCACGCATGGTCGACATTTTCGGTGATCGCTGGTATGCCGAGATACAATGGAACGATATCAAAGAGCAGCATGAACTTAATCAGCATGTAATTCAAGTTGCTAAAGAGTTTGGCGTTGGACTGATCACGACAGCCGACAGCCATTATCCCAATCCTGATGCTTGGAAAGACCGTGAGCTTTACAAGCGTCTTGGTTGGCTTGGTAAGGGCCGTCCCTCTTGGGCCGAGGAGGAATCCCAACTTCCAGAAGGGGTTGAGGAAATTGGGTATGAATTGTACCCCAAGAATGGTGATCAAATCTGGGAAAGCTATAAGCAGTATTCTGAATCTACGGGGTTCGAGTACGATGATGCTGTAGTCTTGAAAAGTATTGAGGAAACATACCGTATTGCTTTCGAGCGTATCGAGAATTTCCTGCCCGACAATACAGTCCGCCTCCCGGAGTTTGTTGTACCGGCTGGATTTACAGCCACGCAAGCGTTGGTTAACTATGCACTTGAAGGCCTTAAAGACAAGGGCCTCCACACTAACAAGGAATACACAGACCGCTTACGACTTGAGTTAAATGTTATTGATGACCGCGGCTTCTCAAAGTACTTCCTGACTATGAAATCGATCGTAGATGTGGCAACTGACATGATGCTCACAGGCCCGGGCCGTGGTTCTGCGGCCGGCTCGCTGGTAGCATATGCGCTAAACATTACACAGGTCGACCCGATTAAACATGGGCTCCTGTTCTCTCGCTTCTTGCGTGCTGACGCAACAGACTATCCTGATATCGATTACGATGTGTCCGACAGTATGGCTCTCAAGGAGAAATTGGTAGAGATGTGGGGCGAAGATTGTGTCGCACCTATCTCTAACTGGAACACGCTGCAGCTTAAAAGTTTAATCAAGGATATCTCCAAGCTTTATAACATTCCGTTCACCGAGGTCAACACTGTTACTTCTATCATGATCCGTGAGGCAACGCCGGCGGCTAAACAGAAACACGGAATCAAAGCAGGTGTGTACGCTCCGACATGGGAAGAGGTGATGGAGTTCTCTCCGACGCTTCAAAGATATCTTGCCATGCACCCGGAGGTCAAGACGCATGTTGAGGGACTTGTGGGACAAGTACGCTCATGTTCCCGGCATGCCGGCGGCGTGGTTATCGCAGAGGATCTAGACAAGAGCATGCCCCTGATTAATTCAGGAGGTGTTCGTCAGGCTCCATGGGCCGAAGGACAGAATGTTAGACACCTTGAGCCGATGGGATTCATTAAGTTCGACTTGCTTGGGCTCTCTACACTCAAGATGATGGAGGGTGCGATCTATCACATCCTTAAGCGTCATCACGGAGTTGAAGAGCCGACCTTCGAACAGATCCGAGATTACTATGAAAAAACATTACACCCTGATGTTATGGATCTTAACGATAAGGATGTTTATGAGAGCATCTTTCATCCCGGCAAATGGGCCGGGGTCTTCCAGTTCACAGAGCACGGAGCCCAACAGTTTTGCACGAAGGTAAAGCCGAACAACATCATTGACCTATCGGCTATCACTTCCATCTTCCGACCGGGCCCCTTGTCGGCCGGCGTTGATGCTGACTATGTGGAGGCCAAGGAGAGCCCACACTATATCAAGTATCTGTCCGACGAGGCAAGAGAGATCACCGAAGAGACTTTCGGGTTCCTGATCTTCCAAGAGCAGATTGCTCTGCTGGCTCACAAGCTTGGTGGTCTGACACTGGACGAAGGTAACATGCTTCGCAAGGTGCTCACTAAGAAAGGTACGGGCAAGAATAGCGTGAAGGGTCGCTTGCATGACAAGTTCATCAAGGGCTGCGTTGCCAATAATATCAACAGAGATGAGGCACAATCCCTCTGGGACAAGTTTGAGTTCTTCTCGGGCTATGGTTTCAATAAGTCACATGCAGTATCATATTCGATTATCTCATATCAGTGTGCGTGGTTGTGGCACTATTATCCCGCAGAGTGGATGGCAGCGTTCTTGGACAAAGAGCCAGAGACACGCAAAGAGAAAGCTATCAACATAGCAAAGAAGTTTGGCTTCGATATTGCACCGCTCGATGTTAATAAATCTGGCACAGTGTGGGAGATTAGCGAAGATGGCAAGACGATGATTCAGCCGCTCACCTCGATCAAGGGACTTGGAATGTCAGCGATTGAGCAAATCTTAGACAACCGCCCCTTTATGAATGCAGAGGATCTGCTGTTCCGAGAGGATGTGTCATACTCCAAACTTAATAAGAAAGCGCTGGATGCTCTGTGCCGCGGAGGTGCGCTGGATAATATCGTGGACGATCGATTCAGTGGCCGTAAACATTTCTGGTCGGCATGTGTGGTCGAAAGGCCAAAGAACCTTAAAAAGTTTGGAGACAACATTGAATTGTTTCGACCAGAAGGAGATTTCAGCGAAGAAGAGATCATACAGTTTAAGACTGACCTCACCGGCGTGTTCCCGATCAACCTTGTGATTAACCCAGAAACAGTACAGAAACTACAGGACAGATATATTCCACCGATTTCTGAGTTTGATGAAGGTCTTCAAGTGTGCTGGTTTATTCCGCGCAAGATCACCCCAAAGAAAACAAAGAATGGCAAAGATTACTGGATTGTAGAGGTCATTGACTCGAATAACGAGTCGACACGCATCAGATGCTGGGGCGTTAAACCAGAGAAAGATCGCATACATCTTAATCGGCCTTACATGGCTAGGTTAAAGTATGATGAAAACTGGGGATTTTCAACATACGCAATAGGAAAGACATTTAGATTATTAGGATAAATATGAAAAACAAACAATGGTCAGACAAGACAATTTTAAAATCAATTCCAAACCCATCATCGGGAGCATACGAGATCAAGCTTAAAGCGCCCGAAATTACCTTCGAGGGTGTCCGCGGCCAACCAGACTTCGCGCTCTTGTATATTACATTTTACCCAAATGACAAGGTTATAGAACTAAAGTCGATGAAAGAATATTTCTACCAATTCCGAAGTCGTATCTATTCTTATGAACGCTTGATTAATGTGATTTTTGAAGATATGATGGAAGCGTATGAGCCTGAACGATTGAGACTCGTAATGGTTTGCAATGCTCGCGGCGGTATAAGTTCAAAATTAACCATCGATTCAGATTGGGAGGCCCGTGGCGGCAAAGAATCGTACAAAGACTGGCTCGGTCAGTCCGAGGAGTGGTAGTGAATATACTTAAAAATTTTAGTCCACTCTTGAAAGAGCCAAAGCTTATTGATGACCTGCCTGTTATCATAAGGGTTACCAAATTCGACGAGACATCCGCCAAAGGCTTCTCAACTTTGATGAGAAAGGCTCAAAATACCGGACAGCCAATAGTGCCGATTATAATCGACAGCTATGGTGGACAGGTTTACAGCCTAATGTCTATGATATCAGATATTCGCCATAGCAATATCCCAGTCGCGACTATAGTGCAAGGTAAGGCTATGTCATGTGGGGCGTTGTTGTTTAGCTTTGGTGCCGAAGGGCATAGATATATGGACCCCGATGCCACTCTCATGATACATGATGTTAGTTCAATGAGTTGGGGGAAAGTAGAAGAGATTAAAGCATCTGCCGATGAAACCACACGCCTTAACAAAAAGGTGTATCAAATGATGGCCCAAAATTGTGGCAAACGAAAGAATTATTTTCTCGATATTATACACGAAAAAGGGCATGCTGATTGGTTTCTCGAAGGAGACGAAGCAGTCAAACACAATTTAGCTAATCATCTACATGTCCCGCAGCTTAAAATTGAAGCCGAGGTTAGTTTCGACTTTAAGTAAAACTACTTAAGGTGTATGCTCAAAACTAAAAAAATCAAATGGCGCCGATTGTTGAACGAACTGGAGTATCTTTACGAAGAGTGGGAACTACTTGACGATATTAATAAAGGCGCCGGCAAAGAGTTTGAGATTTACTACCATGAGTTTTGTGCCAAGAATGGAATCGATCTCAACAAACTTAACGAAGACAACAAAGAAAGGATATCTGATCTGTATGGCAAGCCTCCCGAAGAGGTGGAAGAAACTCCAATATCAGAGTACTCAGGCAGCGCTTCGATGGTTAAGATAGACACCCCCGAAGAAGAGCCAGCAGTAGAAGAAACCGTAGAAGAAAGAGGTGTCTTTAAAAAACTCCATGAAGATTTCCACAAATTGTTTAAGAAACTGGCACTCCAACTACACCCCGACAGGATCGAAAACTATACAGCCGATAACGAACACAAGAGAAAGTTAGCGATGGATTTTACCTTTGCTAAAAATGCTTTAGACAAGAAAGACTACTTTAAACTTATTCAGCTGGCAAAGAAATACAACATATACATACCCGAGAACTATACACTACAGATACGATGGTTCCGTAAAGAGAGGGATTCATTGAGAAACAACATAGAAAAAATTAAGACAACCTATAACTATAAGTTTGCCGAGTGTGAAACCGATGAACAAAAGGATAACTTGATTAAGCAATTTATATGGCATCTTTTTAGAGTTCAAGCTTGACTCTTGGCTCATACGATGTTATACTTTATGTATAGTCACTAGGAGGTAACAATGGCTAGCACTTATGAAGAAAAGAAACAATATGTAAAGGAGTATATTCGCTCCCTTAAAGCCATCGAAGATGCGATGGAGCCCTACAAGGAACAGCGACGAGAGTTGCGCTCTGAGTTTAAGGAAAACGGATGGCTCAACACGGACGAGATTCGGGCCGCTGTGAAGGCATACCGACTGCACACAGGAACTATCGAGATTGACACGATTCTTGATAACCTGAACATTATTCAGGGAGAGAATAGTGGACAAAGTTGAGATCGGCAGAAGAGTCCGTGAACAAAACTCTGGCCCCGTGGAAGCCCTTACTTGTGAACAGTTTGGGCTTGTACAGAGAGGTGGTTCGCAAACCAAAATCGACGGCACACACCCTCTGGACGGCACCAACTGGAGTATTAAAAACACAGGCTCGCGCTCAACACAGGTTCACCTGACTACGAAGAAGAAGTTTGCATCAGACTTTCAACTGAATGAGTTGCAAACTGAATTCGTTAATAAGTTTTTTGGAGACCGGTCGTTCAATCATATGCCGAGAAATCGATATAAAATGGACGAGATTGTTCCGGAGGCTGTTGAGTCATTCAAGGAGTTTTTGGAGAACAACAAAGAAGAATTTGTCCGCTATGTGATCTGCGGAAAAGACGACATCAACTATGTGGTCTATAACGGACAGGTAATGAACACAGAGCAGATCATGGCCCAGTGCGAGAATGCAAGTTGGGCGTACAACAACACAGCAATCCATCTAAAAAACCCAGATGGTAAGAGTTTTTTTCATATTCAAATGAAAGGCTCTGGAAAGGGTGCAACTTATCACGGTGTTCTGTGTCATATTCACGAACACTTGTTTAAACAAAAGGAACTTAAATGAACAAACAAACACAAGTAGTAATGTTCTCGTCCAAGACGGGACAATGGGGCACGCCTCAAGAATTTTTTGACAAACTAGATTGGAGATTTGGCCCTTTCGATTTGGATCCGTGCGCATGTCCGGACAATGCCAAGTGCGCTAATTTTTATACTGAAGCCGAAGATGGGCTGTCTAAAAGTTGGGAAGGGTTTACAAGCTTTATCAACCCTCCCTACGGCCGCGGCATCGAGAAGTGGATCAAGAAAGCATATGAAGAGTCGCGTAAAGACAACACGAAGGTGGTGATGCTTATTCCAGCTAGAACTGATACGAAATATTGGCATAGCTATGTCATGAAAGCTGACGAGGTACACTTTGTTAAGGGAAGACTTAAGTTTGGCCAGAGCGAAAACTCAGCACCCTTTCCGTCCGCCGTGGTGGTATTTGATGGGTGTAATCAAAGACAGATTTTTGGAGCGATGAACCGATGACAGAAGAAATTTTACAAGCAGCAATAATGAAGCTTAGAGCGAGAGCCACAGAGAGATTTGGCATCATCAAAGACCTCTACCACAGACCAGCAACCACAGAGACAACCGACCAGATCGTACAGCATGCGATAGCGCTAGCACAACTTGAAGGTGCTATGGTTACGCTGCAGCAATACTCCGGAGCGCTGGGCAAACAAACGGAGGATGAGGCGTCGTCAAACGAGCCGATCGAACCAGAAGAGCTTCCGACCGCGGTGGAGGTTGAGGAAGAACCAGAAGAAGAATTAGAGTCTCCTGATCATGACGAGCTTATGAAGCGCTCAGCTAGCTACAGGAAGTCTCAAAAATTTAGAGGAAAGAAGAGTGAATCGTAAACAACGAAGGGCTATTAAAAAACATGTTGGCGCGGAAGCCCAAGAGAAAATGTCCAACCAAATTGCACAGTTTGGAAAGATGCCCGGGCACTGTAGTGCTTGCAAAAAAGACTTTGATCAGAAAGACAAAGACATGGCACAAACATGGTCCGTGGTTGTAAGGCAAGAAATTGTTAGGCTGTTTTGTCCAGATTGTATTGCGACCACTCGGGAGGCCGCTGATGCCTGTACATAGGATTTCACGAACTTCTCTCGATAATCTATTGAAAGGAAAGGTAAAAAGAAACGCAACTTTCGTGTTGAAATTTTATTCGAATAATTGTCATCTTTGCCATGCTTTAAAAGATTATTTTGTTGACATATCAGACAAAGAAGAATATAAAGATCTTTATTTTTTCGCCTACAATATTGACGACTATCCTGATATTGAGAGAAAGTTAAAATTTAAAGGCGTCCCAACGATTTTTGTGGTGCATGCAAATATTGGAGATCGTGCGCCTACACTGAGGCTTCTTCCAGAGCCGGAGAAACCCAACGATGAAACTTGGTATAAAGTTAGTGATATTTGCAATTTTATCAATAAGGAGGCGACATGAATAAAGCTCTATCTTACGATGATGTACTGCTTATCCCGCAATATTCAGATATTCAGTCTCGGGCGGAAGTTTCTTTAGAAACCAATCTGGGAAATGGGCTCATCTTGAGTTCTCCTGTGTTATCTTCTCCGATGGACACAATATCTGAAGCACCAATGGCCGCGTCACTTGGTCGATTTGGTGGCTCGGCAATTGTTCATAGATATAACACTATCCAAGAACAATGTCGAATTGTGGGCATTTCACGCGATACGGCTGGCACTAAAATCAATATTGGCGCCGCCGTTGGTGTATCGGACGATTTCTTGTTAAGATCTAGAATGCTGATCAATGCGGGAGCCACTTTTCTGTGTGTCGATGTGGCGCATGGCCACCACATTTTAATGAAAAAAGCTCTTCTTGAGCTTAGAAACGAGGTTGGCGATGACTTCCACATCATGGCCGGCAATGTGGCCACCTTGCAGGGAGTAAATGATCTATCCGACTGGGGAGCAGATAGTGTGCGTTGTAATATTGGTGGCGGCTCAATCTGTTCTACACGCATCCAAACCGGCCATGGCATGCCGGGCCTCCAGACTATATTTGAATGCGCAAAGACTGATCGCGATGTAGCTATTATTGCTGATGGTGGTCTTAAAAATTCCGGTGATATGGTTAAGGCACTCGCTGCCGGCGCCGACGCAGTCATGTGTGGTTCTATATTTTCAGGCACCGATGAGACACCCGGCAAAGTCATAGAAGAGAGGGACGGAACTAGGTGGAAGATTTATCGAGGCATGGCCTCAAAAGAGGCTCAACTTAATTGGCGTGGTAAATATTCGTCACACGAAGGTGTGTCTGCGAGGGTGCCATATAGAGGCGGAGTACATAAACTCTTAGAAGATATTGAAAGAGGCCTGAGATCGGGATTATCTTACAGTGGCGCTAGAAGTATTTCAGAACTGCAGTCAAAAGCAGAGTTCATTATACAAACTAGCGCAGGTTTGGGAGAAAGCAAAACACATATTCTCAACAGAGCGTGGTGAGAGATGTCAGAAGATATTAACTATGGAAAGAATAACAAGCGAATAATCTTTACTGATACTGATCATCGTCACGCCCAATTAACACTAAAACTGAAAACCGATGGTATGACACAGGCAAAGTTTTTCAGGTCGCTCATCACTGGATATCTTTCTGATGACGATAGAATTAGAGATTATGTTGTGGATACTGGCGATTTATCGAAGCAGAAGAAACAGCGAAATATAAAACAGAGAGAAAAGGGGAAGCAAACCACCCAAGATTTGGGACTATCCAACGACCAAGTAGATAATATTTTCGACCTAATCTCAGAGGAGTTTCCAGATTTATGAGAAGTGATGGACTATTACAATGTAGCAGAGAGTGTTTAAAGAAGAAGAAAAAATGTCTCAAAACCGACTGTAAGTATTTTATAGATTATAAGGATGAATACAACTGTAGTTTAATATCAATTTACGAAAATGGTCGCATGACCCTTAGAGAAGTTGGGGAGAGATTGCACATATCATTCGCCAGAGTTAAACAAATAGAGAGTGGTGCCTTGAAGAAAATAAAAAACACAGACTTATTTTCTTTTAAAGATTTGGGATAATCGTTTACAAGGTACTATTTACTCTAGAATTTCATTAATGAAAAGGAGAAATTTTAATGTCCCGCAAAACTTTACTTACTGAAGCTGAGGTCCGCCAGTTTCTTAAACTTGCAAACATCGGACCAGTAGGTGATGTCAAATTGTCTGAAATGTATGGCATTGACGAAGAATTGCCACCGGAAGAGGAAGAAGCAGAACTCGATGTTGGAGCCGCTGATGACGACCTAGGCGCCCCCGAAGATGAATTAGGCGCCGAAGATGAATTAGGCGCCGAAGATGATCTCGGAGACCTAGAGGGAGAAGAAGGTCCTGCAGCAACTGTCTCGGTTGATGACTTTATGGCCGCACTAGAAACCGCATTGGAAGATGTGCTTGGCGACGAAGTTACCGTTGATTCTGGAGAAGAACCTGAAGGTGCTGACGACCTAGCACCAGAAGACGAAGAAGAATTGGGTGATGTAGCATTGGATATGGCCGCCGGCGATGAGGAAGATCTGGAAGAAGAGCCACCCGGCATGCGTGACGGTATGTACGAAGGAACCGAAGAAGAGGTTGTTAACGAGGTTGCTCGACGCGTGGCTGCTCGGCTTCAAGCTAAACAGAATAAAGAAAGCATGATTGATCAGCTTGCTGAAAAAATTATGAAGAGAATGACATCTAAATAATTGACAAATATATTATAAGATGATATAATAACCACTGTACGCAGTGGTTATTTTTTTGGAGGACACTATGGACCCATGGTGGATGTACGCCCTAGTTTTTATATTCGGCTATGCAACATGTCGAACATTCTATTTTGTGAGAGCCAGCCGAATAAGCCTCTCACTCTTGCTATATTCTCAGGTAATTTATCTGTCATCGATGGTTAAAATACTTGAAAGTCTGCTTCATACTAAATATTTTGTAAGTGGGCTCCGACGCAGCGCCAAAGAGATGAGTCCAGTTTGTAACGAGATTGACAAAAAGGTCGACCAAGAAATCGCTATTTTAAAGGATAATTCAATAAATTACCTAATTAATATGCATCCTAAATTTTACAGAGAAAGCTTAAAGTTTGAAGACTGGAATTCTTCGATGCGCTTTCTCAAAGAAAAAAAACAGGAAGCATTTAACTTTTGGAAGTATGACGAGTGATTGATAAGATAAAAAAACTGGTAGACATCCTCTCTACCAACGAAACAAACAAAGAGGAACCCATAGTCATATCGGCCGAGGAGCAAGAGCAAATTCTACATGAATTGCTTGGTGCTCCTCCCAAGGAACCGGACCTTAGATTGATTGGCCTCTTTAGTGAGGTGGTGGACGAAAAGGTCGCAGAGTTAGTTCACGCTATGTTATATTTAGACGAGGCTAACCGCGTACGCGAAGAAGAAAAGCCAATCGGATTTTATGTATGCACCTACGGTGGATCGGCAGACGACATGTTCGCACTTTATGATGTGATGCGACAGGTCAGAGAAACAACCGAGATTCACACAGTCGGCATGGGCAAGGTAATGTCTGCCGGCGTCCTCATTCTTGCAGCAGGCACAAAGGGCCAGCGAAAGATTGGCAAGTATTGTCGCGTGATGATCCACTCCGTTATTGGTGGTAGCCACGGCTCTCTCCCGAACCTCGCAAACGAGATGGAGGCGATGCAGCAAATCCAGAAAGACTATATCGAAGCACTGGTGGCAGAAACGAACATGAGCAAGAAAGATTTGAAGAAACTTCTGGAGCGCAAAGTAAATGTTTACTTATCCGCAGAAGAAGCAGTCGAATTGGGAATCGCGGACATAATTATTTAAGGAGATTGTAGGTGTCTGATTATATTAAAGATATGTTTATTGAAGTGAGAGAGAGGGATGAGACGATCTCGCCGCTCACTGAATTAGAACAAATGATGAATGAAGTTAACAGGGTACTCTCCGGAGCTACGATGCCCAACGAGGATGAAACACTTGAAGAGGGAGAGAGATTCAGCATGTCTATCCCTATCCCCAAACTAAACCCTAGCGAGGCATGGGGAGATCCCAACAGCCAATCAAGAAAAGACATCGACAGAATCTTTGCGTCTATTACTAGGAAAGGCTCCATCAAAGAAAGAATAGATCACATCAACAGCTTTGCAGATCCGGCCCGGGCAAAACGAAAAGGTACCGGCCAGAGATTTAACACTATCCTAAACATGATGATGATCTTGGAGTCACTGCAAGCATGTCTTAATGACTATAGTGAATCGTCCTCTGGTTTTGTTTTCGAGGGATTCATGGCTGCGGTTACGGGCGGTAAGCAGATCGCTGGTCGTGTTGGTGGGACACTACCTATTGAGGATTTTGTCGCCGGCGATGGTGAGCCGGTTAGCCTTAAGCTGTTGAGCCCCAAGACACCCATTCACGGAAGTTTCACCAACCTCATTGATTATCTGTTTATTCGTGGTGGAACCGGTGTCGATAACATCAAATACTTAATTGGTCGAAAAAACTCCGACGATGCCGGCAGTGTCACACAGCTGATGCTGCTTGAATTCATTATCAATCGTAGAAACTTTGTACCGATTATGTTGGCTTCTGGAAATGAAGGCCTGCTTGGAGATCAGGCCAAGGCAATTGAAGAACTTGCTAAAGTTTGGAAAGGTAGCAAAGAAGAAATAATTAAGATGCGGGATGTTCTTAAACAAACTCCGGGATACAACCAGACTTTGGGTATGTTTATAAAGAATGTTGGTGACGATGCGAGCTTTGACGCTCAAGCCAGTGATCCCAAAGATCCGGCTGTAAAACAGCAACAATATGGCGGAGAATTAACAAGAGCAGAAAGGATTGCTGCGCGTAAGCAAGGCTTCGCTGATGCTGCCGCAGGTAAAGAACCTGATTTTGAAAGTTGGCTTGAGGCAAATGCGCCCCAACTCAAAGATCCAGAGCAAAAAAGAGCACTCAGTGCAGCGCTGAGAACATACAAAGCCGGCTATGCTGAATATGAACCTGAGCAACCTGAACCGCTAGCTGAATCTTATTTCGGAGAATTTCATGAAAGAGAGAAGCTTATGATGGAACACGAACGCGAACTTATGGAAGCCAAAGGTGGAACCGGTGGCAAGCAATGGTCGATCAGTGCCGCAGCCACAGAAAAGCTAGCTAACATCGCTGATGTTGATTATTATGGTGAGCTTAATTTATCCAACGAGAACATCAAAGAGTGCACCGATATTTACATCGACTTAATGGGCGAAAATCTTGTGAATCTCCTAAAGACAACAGAAGATTTTACCAAGAACATCGGCAAATACTTTAGCGCCGACAGGCGCTCAACCGCAATGAACGCAAACAAGCAAGCACAAGAAGACGGTCAGGACATCGTTAACACATTAGCAGCAGAAGCACAAGCCAGCGCACAAGATCCCGATATCGAATAAAAACATTTGACATTTAACATAAAAGTGATTATAATAAAGATAACATAGAGGTGTAAATGAGTCGCGAATACGACAACAATCAATCGCTACAACAAAAGATTATGAACGGGGTCAATATATTGGCCGACAATGTGGGTTCCACATTGGGTCCACGCGGTAGGAATGTTCTATTGCAAGAGAAGGACAAGCCTCCTTTCGTCACCAAGGATGGAGTCACAGTCGCTCACTTTGTTGCGCTGCAAGATCCTATCGAGAACGCTGCTGTGCAGGTAGCAAGACAAGCAGCCATCGAGACTAATGAAACGGCTGGTGATGGGACGACCACATCAACTATATTGGCGAGAGCAATCCTGCAAGAATCCCAAAAGCATATCGCGGCCGGCGCTGCGCCTGTTGAACTGCAGCGCGGCATAATGAATACGGTCAAAGAGATCTGTAAAAACTTATCAGAAATGTCGGTTCCAGTTACTAGCATCGATGATATTAAACACATCGCTACTATCTCAGCTAATAATGACTCCACCATTGGCGACTTAGTTGCTCTGGCTATTGATAAAGTGGGACAAGATGGTTCCATCACTATCGAAGAATCTCGCTCTCTTGAAACCTCGATTGACATTGAGGAGGGGTTCAAGCTTTCATCTGGTGTAGCCGCGGCAGCATTTATTACCGACGAGAGAAGATCGGTGATGTCTCATGATGAGCCA